CGCTGGCGAGAACATTGAGTTCCCAAAGTTTATGTCGAAGGAAAAATATATCGGCAAGTTGCTAGATCGCTTCCACGACTATGCGGGCAACAAGATGTGGTTGTATGACCAGCAAGGCACGGTGACCACACAGCAAGTGATTGCGGTTACTCGCTACTGCGCGATGGAGTTGGGCATCGGCCATGTGTTCATTGACTCGCTCATGAAGTGCGTGCCCGGCGAGGATGACTACAACGCACAGAAGATGTTCGTTGACGAGATCACCGCTGTGGCCCGTGATCACAACATTCACATTCATTTGATACATCACATCCGTAAGTTGCAGAACGAAGAGTTGCAACCAAACAAGAATGACATCAAAGGCACGGGCGCGATTGCTGACCAAGTCGACAATGTTTTGCTTGTCTGGCGCAACAAGAAAAAAGAACACGACAAGCAGAAGAAGGGTGTGGCCGATGAGAAGTTGCCCGACACCATGCTGATGTGTGAGAAGCAACGCAATGGCGAGAGCGAGGATTGGTTTAATCTTTGGTATGACAAAGAGAGCCAGCAGTTTGTAGAAATGCCCGGCGCAGTTGCAATGCAATTTGATGCCGGAGGTTCTTTCTGATGCCGATCATCAAAGGGGATGTGCGTGAGTACTACAGAAACTGGAAGGAGGGAGAGGGAGACGACGAACATCGTCACCGTTGTCTCGTTCGATGGGTTATCCAAAAACGGATTGAAGATCGCGATGGAGCGTATCGATGGCTCAATGGTTACATTGACGACGCTGGTCGACATCACAAAGGATGGAATGACCTACATAAAGGATCACGGCTTGAACAAGATGTTCGAGATCAGTGGAGCAAAGGCAATCGTGGAACAGAAGGAGAATGGAAATGAGTAAAGTTGAATTGAGCGACTTCCAACGGAAGTTTTTAGCGCAAGGCACCGGACAGAAGTTGTTTACCGAAGTTGAGTTTGATCAAGCACTGGCGCAGGCCAAGGCTGAGATCATGGCGGTAGCAATTCAAACCAGCAAGCAAGCCATCATGATTGAGCGGCAAGCGTGCGCAGAACTTGTGATTGCGCTGGCGCATGAAGAAGAAGAGGGGGAGACCTGCACTGCATTGAAAGACGCGGCTGAGGCAATCCTGAATCGCATTCCGAGCCAGCGGCAATGATTGATTTGACACTGCCATGGCCCCCAAGCGTAAACAGATACTGGCGGACATTTCAAGGCCGCATGATTATCAGCGCAGAGGGGCGCTCTTATCGCAAAGCAGTTGCGGATCAAGTGTTGATCCAGCGTGGAGCAAAACACTACGAGAAGAAGTTGCGCGTGGTAATCGAGGCATGGAGACCAGACAACCGGAGGAGAGATTTGGACAACCTGCTCAAAGCAGTGCTGGACTCATTGACCCACGCCGGGGTCTGGTCGGACGACGGAAACATAGTCGACCTGCGCATCTACTGGGCGCCGGGGATTGCAGGAATGTTGAAAATTCACATACAGGAGGTACCCGAATGAAAGAACCAACTATGAAGCAAGTGTGGGCTGGACTCGCCATGCTGGCGCTGTTGACCCGCAGAGATTACGAGGGCGACTTCACAGATATTGCATCTGATGCATGGCGCATGGCAGACAAGATGGAACAAGAGGAGGAACAGCGTGACGAGTAAGGAAGCGTTTGAGTTCATCTTTGGGCAGTACGGCATCCATGATGCTGGCTACAAGATTTGGGAGGCCGCTGTGAAGTGGGAGCGTGCCGAATGTGAGGATGTAGCAAAGCGTTATGCCCAACGCAATGAAGGCATCAAAAGAGTTGCTGGCAAGTCAATCGCCAGTTCGATTAAACGCAGGACAAAAAAAGATCAATCAACCGTTGAAAAAGGAGAAGGCAATGTTTGAATCATTTGGAGATTTTTTCTGGTCGTTCATGGCGCTGTCCGGTGTCATGTTTTGGGTGTGCGTTGTGATTTTTGTGATGATGGTTATTCGTCGCAATCGTCGCAAGTTTGGTTTTCGTAAAGACATTTACTAGGAGCAAGCATGGAGACATTCATCAACATTGCCACGACAATATTTACATTGACTGGTGCCGTGGTGTGGTTCTTGGGCGCATTTGTTGTCACCTTCTTGTGGTTGTCACAGCGCCCACCAAAAGATTGAAAGGATAAGTAATGTCTACTGAAGACCGAGACCCGCACAAGGCCGTTGACTACATCATCGTCAACGCAAAGAAGTTTGCCAAGGCGAAGGCAGAGCGCGTGTACCTTGAGGAGTATCGCAAGTCCCTCAAAGCAATACTCATGAAGCGCTCGATGGAAAACGCAATCGGTGCGCAAGAGCGTGAAGCATACGCGCACGATGAATATGTTCAATTGCTCAATGGCTTGAAAGAGGCCATCGAGGTTGAGGAGAAACTCCGCTGGGATTTGATTGGTGCGCAGGCCCGGGTGGAGATATGGCGCACAGAGCAGGCGAATAATCGCGCTGAAGGAAAGGCGACGATATGAACGGCTACCAGTTGACGGTGATGCATACCCTCGGCTGGGTGTTTGTTTTGTTTGACGGGTGGGAGTTGCATAGCCATTGGTTGGCTGGCGCAGGGTTCATCATGATGATTGCGTCCATGTACCTCATTACCAAGAAAGGAGATTGAAAATGGTAGCGAAAGTTGGAAGAAAAAAATTGGTTCTCGTTGCGGATATGTGCGTTGCTCCGGACAACGGTGATACCTACCGCACCCCTTGGGGCAAGGTATGGGTGCATGGGTCAGATGTTTTGACCACATGGAAAAATGTTGTTGTCAACGAGAGGACTGGTGAGAAGTGGCGCCCGCCCAGTGAGTATCGCAACGATTACTTGTTCAAGATCAATCGTGATGCGGGGTACAAAAATGAATGAGACTGAACGCGAGATTGATTTGGCCCTTGGCAACGCCTTGATGGAGATTCGCCAGTTGCGCGAGTTGCTAGAGCGAGAGCGGGCGCGGGCACATCCCCAAGTTGAAATCAAAAGCATGGAAGACGCCTTTAACGATTGGGGCCACAGCGCCGACCCAATTCAGCATCACGCAGAGCGCAGGGCGTTTTCTGCTGGCTGGGCGGCTGGCGTTCGAAACCAGTGGGCCAAAGAGCGCAATGACTGAAAAGAAACAAACCTGATCAGGCTTTACAAAGAGGAAGCAATGAAAACGAAGCAAGAGATTAAAGACGAAATCATCGAGTTGTACGCCGCTCAAAAGGCGTTTGGCGAGGCTATGGAGTTCGCCCACAAGCAACAGATGGAGGCAATGAAAAAGATGATGGCTCTGAACCATATGCTCAAAGACATGGAAGAGGGAGAGAAATGACCACGCTGGCCGAAAAGAAGCACATGGGGCGCGTGGCCGAACTGGGTTGCGCCGTCTGCCGCAGGATGGGCTACCCCGGCACCCCGGCAGAACTACACCATCCGAGGGCCGGAACGGGGGCTGGGAGACGCGCAAGTCACATGGATGTCATCCCACTATGCCCGGAACATCATCGCGGCTCTACGGGCCTGCATGGCCTCGGGACTAAGGGGTTCCCTAAGAAATGGGGGTTCGATGAGGCTGACCTGCTGGCCGACACCCGTCTTTTGCTGAATCAGGACATCCTAGGGTAAGTCCCTAGAAAATATTTTACAAAAAGGTGTTGACATGGTTTAAGTCTGGGTTATACTAACACCACTGACCAAGCAATCCCGCCGTCAGGTAACAACGAAAGCGAGTTAAACATGAACACAATCACCACCACCCAAGTCGACACCCTCGGTCAACTGTTGGCTCAGATCGCCGACCTCACCAAGCAGGCCGACAGCATCAAGGACGCCATCAAGGACAGCGCCTCCGCAGGCGGCGCCAAGGCAGTCGAAGGCGACTTGTTCAAAGCCACCTACATCGAGTCCAACCGCTCTACGGTTGACTACAAGGCCCTCTGCGCCGCTCTTGGCATCACTGCCGAGCAAGTCGCCGAGTACACCAAGACCACCGCTGTGTTCAGCGTCAAGGTCACCAGCAAGTAAACCCCGGGGCTTCGGCCCCTTTTTTTGATGGAGGTTTCATGATTGATCAGTTCGATATGTTTGATGGCGAGGGCGCGTTTCTCGCAAAGATGCGCCACGACTGGAATAAGGCCATCGAGAGCGAGGGCGCGTTCTGCCCTTGCTGTGGCAAGTGGGGCAAGGTCTACAAGATCAAGTTGAGCCAGCACCTCGCGTTGTGCCTGCGCTGGATTTCAATCAACGGTGACGAGGACGGCTGGGTCGATGTGCAGAACACGGCGCCCCGGTGGATGCTCAAGAGCAAGACTTACCCACTGCTGGAGCATTGGGCCTTGATTGATTCACAGGCCAAGCGCTCCGGTGTGTGGCGTGTAACGCTCAAGGGCCAAGACTTCATTAACGGTGTTACCACGATGCCTTCCGCCGTTCACATTTACGATAACAAGGTGTGGGGTTTTGAGTCGGAAGAGGTCTCGTTCCGGGGTTGCTTTGGCAAGCACTTTGACTTTGACGAGATGATGTCCGACCAGTTCCGCTGGGCCAACCTACAGGAGAAAAAGAAATGACCAAACCGTATACCCCGGAAGATATGCAGTACATCAAAGGCTTCGAGGCCGGGTGCGATTACATCGTGACCGAGATCGAGCGGTACATCGAGGCGTACCCCAGCAAGGAGTTCGTCCTGCATGAACTGCTGGCGCACCTGAAGATGGAGGCCAAGTGAACCCCATCAAGTCGCCCTTCTGGCACATCCTTCAGCGAGAAATCGAGGCCCGGAAGGCATTAGGGAAAGTCCCTACAAATAAATCTCAAAAACCTGTTGACAAGGTTTAAGACAGTGTTAAACTACCATCACTGACCGCATGGTGTGGTCAGGCAAACAAATGAAAGCGAGTTAAACCATGTACCAATATGCCCGTTCTGCAAACCAGACATCTTTCCGCTCCAATGCTCCTTTGAGCAACGAGCAAATTGCCCAGTACGCCCCAAGCGTGTTGGCTGAGACTGCCCACGAGTCCCGTGGTGAGCGTTACACCTTCATCCCTACCATCAATGTTCTTGATGGCCTGCGCAACGAAGGCTTCCAGCCTTTCGAGGTTCGTCAGACCCGCGTCAAGGATCAGTCCCGCCGCGAGTTCACCAAGCACATGGTGCGTCTGCGTCACGCCACTAGCATCGAGGCCGCTGTAGGCGAAGAAGTTCCTGAGATCGTGCTGATCAATAGCCATGACGGCTCTTCGTCCTACCAGTTGCTGGCCGGGTTCTTTCGCATGGTTTGCTCCAACGGCCTGATCGCTGGCGACATCTGCAACGACATCCGCGTGCGTCACTCCGGCAATGTGATCGACGATGTGATCGAGGGTTCGTTCCGCGTTCTGGACAATGTCGAGGAGATCGGCTCCCGCATCGAGACCTACAAGGCCATCGAACTCAAGCCAGAAGAGCAGTCCCTGTTCGCTAATGCGGCCCTGCAATTGCGCTGGGACGACAAGGCCCCTGTTGAGGCTGACCGCATCCTGCGTGCCCGCCGCTGGGCCGACAACAAGACCGACCTCTGGACAACCTTTAACCGGGTGCAGGAGAACATGATCAAGGGTGGTGTGGCTGGCCGCTCCGCGACTGGTCGCCGTATGTCCACCCGCGCTGTCGGCGGCGTCAATGAGAATGTCAAGTTGAACCGCGCCCTCTGGACGCTGGCTGACGGCTTGGCCCAACTCAAGCAGGGCGCCGTGGACATCGAGGAATTGGTGGCCGCGTAAGGCAGGGGGCTTCGGCCCCTTTTTTTATTAGGGAAAGCACCTATAAAAATACTTTGACAATGTTTAATTTTGAGTTATACTAATCTCACTGCAATAAGCAGGTAACAGCGAAGGAAAGCGAAATGAAAAGCACATCATGGAAAAAAGATTTTGTAGTCGTAATGCATAGTGACTACGACAACACATGGACAGACAAGACTGTCCCTTGCACTTTGACGCAGGCCGTCAAGTTTGTGTACGCCAAGCGTTGGAACCTTGCCTTGGATAAGGGCACCGTTCGCATCGTGTCCCTTGAGGAGTTCGCCCAACTCCCTCAGCCCAAGGCAGTAGCCTAATTCAACCCAAGGAGATCAACATGACCCACTTCGAAACTATGGACACCATCGTCAAGCAGTTCTTTGACCACCCGGCTTTCAGCCGCCCCAATAGCCTGCTGGCCTACTGCGATTACATCGCTCGGGTTATCAGCAAGGAACTCAAGGCTAATGACACCGAGAAGATGCTTGCCAGCGTCAGCCGCCCCCAGTACGACCTCGGCGAGGACGGCTCCTTCCAGTCGACCAAGAAGACCATCATGGTCGAGGATCGCTTTGGCAAGCAGTACCGCGTAACGGTGGAGGAGGTTAAGTGAGCCACACCACGCAAGCCTTCGGGATTGTGCTGGCGCTCACCCTATTCTGGGGCGCGGTGGTTGTGATCTGCGCTCAGGAAGAACCTGCCCCGGTTATCGAGCGGCCAATCAAACAAGAGCGGGTGATCTGGGTATGAGGGGCACATCGGTTTGGCAGTTGTACTTCGTGTGGAGCGTTTTGGCTGTGCTGGCGCTCTGCGTTCTGGTTCTACTCAATTGGAGATGGCAATGACTAAACAAGAGATTGACGACATGATGAAAGACCTTCCCAGTCAGCGTGGCTGGCAGGAGGAGACCCTGTTGGAAAAAATCCTCGTGGGGTTGGCATTTACGCTGTTCGTGGTTATGATTTGCTTTATCTAAAAAGCGAATGTATAGCGAACAGGTAGCGAACTCAAACCGAGTCGGTTACTCAAGGGGTGGTGACCCTCTACCAACACCGGAGGCCCGCACACGATGCGGGTCTTCCTTTTTGTGGTGGTTGTGTTAAAATCTGAGTTACAATAAACCTAATAAAACATTGGAGCGGCAATGGCCCAGCAGAGAATTTATTTGGTCGGTACGCCCGACAACAAAGTTCGCCTGATCAAGGCATCTTTGCGCCAGCAGGCAGTGAGTCATGTGGCAAACACTATGCTTACCGTCCGCGTGGCATCGCAGGATGATCTGGTCAAGGCACTGACAAGCGGAATCGAAATTGAGCAGTACAACGCGCCTGAACAGCAAGAACTGATCGAACACAGCGAATCACCCGCGAACTAAACCCTCGCACGGTTACCCGGCGCCGTAAGCCCGGGACAAAACCCTAGCGTATTGAAAGCGAATCGATTACACTAAACCGCATTCACTTTCAAGGGGATTAGGGGTAATGCCTGAAACTATCGCCAAGCCGCGTAAGAAGGCCACCAAGGCCGTGAAACCCGCCAAGACAGGCGGAAGTACCAGCGCCGCCCAAAAACCCGCCCAAGCCCCCAAAAAGAACCCTATTGGCGCTCCTACCACCTACAACGAACACATCGCTTCTGTCATCTGTATCCGGATAGCAGAGGGAGAGAGTCTTAGGGAGATAGTGAAGGACGCAGGGATGCCAGATAGGTCGACGGTTTACGATTGGTTGTTGCGCCACCCCTCTTTCGCCGACCAGTACGCACGCGCACGCGAAGAGCAGGCCGACACGCTGGCTGACGAAATTATCGCCATCGCTGACGAACAGCCTGAGATCATTGCGGTGACCGACAAGAAGACGGGCGCCCTGATCGAACACAAACTGGACGGCGCCTTCCTGCAATGGCAGAAGAACCGGATCGACGCCCGCAAGTGGACGGCCATGAAACTCAAGCCCAAGAAGTACGGCGACAAGATCGCGCTGGGCGGAGACGGTGACGCGCCCCCAATCAAGACAGAGGACACCGGGTCATCCCGCCTGTTCGAGTTGATCAAGAACATGGAGATGGCAAAGCGTGCTGGCTGAACACCTAGACGAAGACCTAGCCCGGGAGTTTGACGCTGAGTCGCCCGAGAATCAGATCGCCGTCTTGGCCCACGCTGAGTGGGTTGCCAGTGCCCACAGATACCAGATACCGCCACCGCTGGAGATGGACTACCTATGCTGGCTCATGCTGGCTGGGCGAGGAGCGGGCAAGACTAGATCGGCGGCAGAGGCTCTATGGTGGTGGGCATGGATCACGCCCGGCGCCCGCTGTCTGGTGCTGGCCCCAACCAGCAATGACTTAAAGTTCACCTGCTTTGACGGCCAGTCCGGATTGCTCTCTGTGATCCCTCAAGAGTTGATCGCCGACTACAACAAGCAAGACCATCACATCAAGTTGATCAACGGCTCCAGCATCCGGGGCATCTCAGCCGACTCATACGAGCGTCTGCGCGGCCCTCAGTTCCACTTTGCATGGTGTGATGAGTTGGCCGCATTCCACTACATCCAAGAGGCGTGGGACATGATGATGTTCGGCCTGCGTCTGGGTGACGCGCCCAAGGTCATTGTGACGACTACGCCGCGCCCCAAGGACTTGATCCTCGACCTCGTCGGGCGCGAGGGTGACGATGTGGTGATCGACCGCGCCAGCACCTACGAGAACAAAGAGAACCTTGCCGCAACCTTCCAGAAGCAGTTGGAGCAGTACAAGGGATCGAAGTTGTACCAGCAAGAGGTTTTGGGCGAGATTGTCGACCTCGAAGACGGCAAGGTGGTTTCCCGCGATATGTTCAAACTCTGGCCCGCTGACAAGGCGTTCCCCAAGTTTGAGTACATCATCCAGTCCTACGACTGCGCCTTCACCGACAAGACCCACAACGACCCGACCGCCATGACGACATGGGGCGTGTTCAAGCCCATGGATGGCCCAATGTCCGTCCTGCTGATTGACTGCTGGGCCGAACACCTGACCTTCCCCCAACTCAAGCCCAAGGTGCTGGATGAGTGGCGTGTGTCCTATGGTGAAGGCAAGGACGCCAAGCGCCCTGACCTGATCCTCGTGGAGGACAAGGCCGCAGGTATCTCACTGGTGCAAGAACTCCGCCAGATGCACCTGCCTGTCCGTCCATGGAACCCGGGCAACGCCGACAAGATGACCCGCCTCCAGATCACTGCATCCATCTTCACGACCGGGCGCGTCTGGTTGCCTGAGTCAGGTGTCCGCAAGGGTTATGTGAAGGACTGGGCCGAAGGGTTCCTGAGCCAGTTGTGTTCGTTCCCTGACTCATCGCATGACGACTATGTCGACAGCACGACGCAAGCGATTCGATTGCTGAAGGACATCGGTTATCTCGACATCAACCCAGAGCCTCGTTATGATGATGATGATGACTACTTTGACGCTATGCCTAAGCGCGTCAATCCATACGCGGCGTGAAGGGATAAAACAT